TTGACAATACTTGTCAATAGGATTATATAGGAATAATTATTACTGCCATAATCTATAGAATTATTGGTGGGAAGAATTGGGACAACTTCTGGTTGTAGTACATCACACCGACACAAGTCCGTCTTTGTGCTATGAACCAGAACTGATCCCTGATCCAATTGTCTAGGGGAGCATGATACCCGAATATCGCCTAGCATTGCTAGTTGGCAATTGGATCTGGGATCAGTGTTGTAGCTGTGGGAATTAACCCACTATAGTTCAGGTCGCGACTCCCAAAATGGGTGTGGGATTGTATAACGCGTAAGAAGATCCTCGCCTGCACAGGACAACAACTGATCCCTGATCTTTGTTGGCCGGTTTATCCGCATACTGCAAAGATCTGGGATCAGCTGGAAGCTTCAAGCCGCAAGCAACAAGCGCTTGACAGCTGTTGTGGGATTTGATAGGATGAATTTAGAAAGGATAAATTATGAATAAAAAAGAAAAACAATATCAGGAAGCACTAGATCAAGCTTTTCATAAAGCTACTGGCTACCTTAAAAAAAACATGAATCCGGATGACATTGCGGCAAGAGTTTACACAGCCGCTGAGATTGCAATAGGTGATGGTGGCTTCAGGGCTAAGGAGATTGTTGAAAACTTTCAACAACTCATGGAGATGGATAACGAAAGATATAAAAAGCAACAAAAGTTTTATGGTTAAAAGAATTAGACATAATAACCTGCTGCCATGGTTCACTCAGGACCATGGCACGCTGCCGGCCAGTTACCTGCGCAAGTGCGAAAAGTTCTTCCAAACTATTCAGGACAGATTGATCACAAAAAAAGATGCCGCATTTTTATTCAAGCTGCAAGCATCAAGCGCCAAGCTTGACAAGACTCAAGCTTCAAGCTATAGTAGGATTATAAAGGAGAATAAAAAATGTTAAAAAAAGAAGCTAGACAAATAACCGGTGGACTGAGTGCACCAAACAAGATGCCCGGACCATCGATCAACCTCCCAGCCTGGAACTGTATAACCGGCCTCAAGCTGCAAGCGGTGAAGGGCTCAGTCTGCGCCGGCTGTTACGCAATGAAGGGCCGATACAGGTTTCCGAATGTACGTGAAGCAATGGACCGGAGACTGACAGCATTGAAGGACCCGAGATGGGTGGACGCCATGGTAACACTGATATCTGGCGAGCCCTGGTTCAGGTGGCACGACTCAGGAGACATACAAAGCCCAGAACATTTAAAAAATATATTTGAAGTGTGCAAGCGTACACCGGAGACCAGGCACTGGATGCCAACACGAGAAGTAAAATTTTTAAAGCTCATGGACCCGGACGTGGTGCCTGAAAATTTAATTATTAGAATCTCTTCACACATGATAAACCAGGGACCGGTGAAGCACTGGCCATGGACCAGTACTGTGGTGACATCTGGCAAGACGTGCCCGGCCAAAGAGCAAGGCAACCAATGTAAAAATTGTCGTGCATGTTGGGACAGATCTGTTAAGAATATAGCATATCCAAAACATTAACATGACATACCACAGCCCAAAGTACTGGAAAGAAATGAAATTCCTTAGGAAGAAGCACCAAGCTTCAAGCGACTCTCAGGTGGTGAACCAGGTAAAGCTGTCATCACAGTCGCAAGCTTCAAGCTCCAAGCTGCAAGCCTCAAGCAAACCTAAACCAGAACCTAGTTCAGGTTCTGAAACTTCAAGCAACAAGCATCAAGCTCCAAGCTACAAGCGTCAAGCTTAGGCCTCAAGCCACAAGCTACAAGCTCCGAGATCCTTGATCCAGGGATCAAGTAAAAAAGTTTCGAGGACCTTTGACCAAGGGCCTCGACTAAGATAAATGTGTTCTTCGGATGCTTCACGTGAAACGCAATTTGATGGGGTGAAAATCTTACCTTGTTACTCTTCGTGACTTTTAGTTCTACTGTGAAAAAGGTGCCAGAATTATTGCAGCCCAATAGATCAGGAGTCCCAAGAGAGCTAAGGTTTTCAATTCTAATCCACGAAATATCCTTACAAACTTTACG